ACAATAATCTCGACAGTCCTACCTGAGTCCAGCAGCACAAGAGCATACTTTCGTTCTTTCCTGACGTTTGCATAAGTTTTTAATAGTTCCATAATAGTTTTCCTTCTATATATTCTCTATTTAGATTAACTAAATATCTTTTCAATCTCACCGAGACTACGGTGTAAAGCTGGCCTCATATAAGGTTGTGCGGCCCCCGTCCCTTCGCCAGTCTCAACATACCATGCGTAGGAAAATGAGCCATTTGGACCCGGAGTTTTCCTTAAAGCGTCTGCAATTATCCTCGCAACAAGGTTTTCGTCATCAATCTCAGCGTGGATACTGTTTTTAAGAGCGCCAGTGTCCACGGGAACCTCTATTTTCGCTTTTCCGGCTACATGGTCGGCTGCGACTTTTAATCGCTCTACGGCTGTCCTACGGACTTCTACAAGAAACGCCTGTGTATGGTCAGCTACAATGGTCATTACTAATCCTCTATATACAAATCTATCTGTAAGCCTCGTAATTCGCCGGAACTCATATCATACCGAGGGTCTATACCTTCAATCTCGTACATCTGACTCTTAGTGCCTGCGTATCTTCGTATGCTCATTACATCCGATATTGTAACATCAATATCACTACAATACAATCTAAATGTTGCCCGTCTGTTTTTCTGTGCAAAGATAACCAACTCGGCGGCACTCAACTGCCGGAGATAACCCATCACGTCAGACTTGGCTACGGTGGTGGCATCGCTATACCCACCCATTCCGTCTGACGATAAACTACTTCGTATTACACTGACTGTATCTCGCATGTACATGAGATTGCCTCTATCCGTTTTCTATTCCAAGATTCGTGTTAATGGTTTCCAGATTAAAAAACTGTGCTCTACCGGCGGTCTTACTTGTTTTCAGATCGTCCAACCCGTCAAACACTTTACTTAAATCAACACCTCTAAACTCTTTTTCATCGTCACCGATCTGCTCCCGCCAGATGGCTCCGGGGTTTTCCATCAGTTGTTTGATAAGAAAAAGTGCAGGCCGCTTGAGGCACGCCGGATAAGCGGTCCACGTGGTACCGAAATAAGTATCGATAGTGCTTTGAACAATAGGGATAGCGTCAGAGATAAAAGCTGTCTCTCTTGAAAACGGAATCCGCAACAAGATTTGAACTTCCGATATAGAAATAACTGCTGCCATTATATACGCTCCTTTGCGTGCTCATACACCGCTTTAGCAAAATGTTTACTTGTATAGTTATTTTCAACAAGCTCCCTACCTTTATCGGCTATTATCTGATAACTTGCCGTATAATCGAGAAAATGCTGTAACCTCTCGCTAAAATCTGCTTGAGAAACCTCGATATAATTAACGTCAGATATGAATCCCATATCAGCATAGTCCTGATGAAATTGTGCGAAACAAAGACACCCCGCCAAAGGGATTTCCAGATATTTAGGAACCACGTACCAATCGGTAAGGGCTAAACCCGCTTTCCAGTTAGAAAGAAATTCTATATAACCGTCACCGCAGGGAACTCTGCTGTCAGACATACTGTGTTTAACATAATCCACATTCGGCTGACGGTACGCCCAATTCCGGAACTTATAAGGCTCAAAGCCTTGGACACCTTCCCATAGATGGCCGTTACCGAGAATACCCGCTTGTCTCTTGGTAAGACACTCATTATGAAACTCCTGCTTCTTCGGCGCCACAGGAAACCACATCAACATATCGTCAGAGGCGTTACCGATTACCGGGGCCAAAAAATGATTGTAACCGTCTTTGTAAGGGCAGATAATAAAGTCAACATTGCGTTTCATAGCCCTGTTGACTCTTTCTTCGATACCAAGTTTCTTAACGGGTGTGTTATCTTTGTAAATACCTTGCATATCTTCCTGGTGGGGGTCATTGAAGTATGTGTATTTTAAAGCCTTATGTTTTTCCAACCCCGGAAACTCCGCGTGATAAGAACTGTGAATATCATAAATAATAATAACATCAACATCAGGTTCAATCTCTAAACCTGGTGCAACGATCTGAACGGTGCTCCAACTTTCACACATAATTAAAGCGTTAAGCATGTGCTTATACGTTTGCGAATATGATGAAGGTTGAAACTTATGTTCATTTGGATTATAAATTATAGCTAACTTCATTAGACACCTTTCAACATAAAACCGATGACAGGCCCATAGCCGCCCAACTCAGTAGAGTAATATTTACTGTGTCTTGGGTCAGACTGACCTGCATTAAGATACTCATATTTTTTAACAAAAGCGTCATCGTCTGTAGCAAACTTTTCTAACTTTAAATTATCAAATAATATTCTATCCTGTTTTGGCTTTCCATACAAGCCCCTAAATAAATCATGCACCCCGACCATGACGACATTTTCTCTGCTAAAACACTTACCAGCCAGATTAAGAGCTTCAAGTCCTTTAGGTCCGTCAATAAGTATGGCTATCTTTTTATCTTTAAAAACATCCACAGCCTGCGGGAGAAGAACTGTACCGTCACCGTTTATAAGTGTGACGTTATGGAATATAGAAGTCCGGACTATCACTTCCATCTTGGTTTGAACATCAACACTTACTATCGGTATTTCTGTAAAGTATTTACCGAAGATAGTAGTCGAACCTCCATTGCATACACCGGATTCAAGAATCATTTCTGCGCCGAGATAATCCGCCAACGCACAAAAAGCCATGCCCTCCGTATTTAGTATGCCTTTTTCAAGTTTATTATTAGGCATAACCAACTCATCGAAAATCTCAACACCCGCATCAAATATATCAAAATAATTTAACATAATAAATTGTCCATTCTCTGCCTTAAAAATACCGCATCAGTTCCGACAGCTATAATTTTGTAACCTTCCATTTTAGCGTCTTCCATGCTTAACAAATTAGGGTCAACAATATGAGTACCGGCAGGCTTACCCAAATCGCGACACACACCTATGTATTCCGCAAGTAACTTCGCAAATGAAATATCATCCATAGTAATATCGACAGAACCGCGTAAATCCAACGGCCCTATTAAAGAACCATCAACTCCGTCTACCGATAATATGGCTTTCAAGTTCCTTAAAGCGTCATCATGCTCTATCTGCACGATTACCGCTATATCATCTTTTTCAATATCGTTCCAGAAAGTTCTGCCGAATCTGTTAGACCTCGAATACCCAAAACCCCGTTTTCCTTGTGGTGGATATTTTGAAGATTCAACCGCACGAACAGCATCACTTACAGAATTAACCATCGGAACGATAATACCTTTTGCTCCCGCATCCAACGAGCGTCCAATCCATTTATAATCATTCTTCGGAACACGGACAACAGGTGTAACATTATAAAGCTCGATAGTTCTTATCAAATTAACCAAGGCTTCAAATCCTGCGATTATCCCGTGTTCCAGATCGATACATATCCAATCAAAATAACCAGAGTCTGCCATAACTTCTGTTATACCTGTTGAACCTGTCTGCACCCAACCGCCACAAGTTATTTCATTAGTTTTCAAAGGGTTCATCTATCATCTCCATTTCCGGAATAGGGTTAATTGGTTCGCCATAATTCAAAAAATTAATACAATCTTTTACGGCACCAATTTCCATAGCAATCCGGGCCTCTAGTGTTAAAGAGCCTATGTGCGGTGTCATCAAGAGATTATTAAATTTAACAAGGGGTCCGTTATAAGGTTCTTCAAAAAACACATCCAAAGCCGCACCTACTAACTTATGAGAGTGATGAAACAAGGTTTCATATAAATCCTGCTCATTAAGAATACCACCTCTGGAAGTGTTTATTAAATAAGACCCGTCTTTCATTGCTTTAAAAAAGTTCCTATTAAGATAGTTTTCGTTACAAGCATTCATCGGTATATGAACCGTTATGATGTCTGAATCTCTTATCAGTGTTTTAATATTAAGACAATCCGTAAAAGTGCAACCCCCCTCTATCCAGAATTTTTCAACTTTAAGGGCATCTATGTCATAGGCCAAAATCTCTTTAGGAGTGAACGGTTGTAATCGTTTTATAACACGTTGACCTATTCTTCCGACACCTATTACACCGATTGTCATTTCCGATAATTTCTTACCGAGATATTTGTTCCACCAACCCTTCTTTACTTCTTCGTTATTCCGCGGCAGCGATCTGATGAGATTTAGCATCTGTGCTATCGTAAGTTCTGCTACGCTACCCGCCGGTGCTTCTGGTGTATAAGTAACCATGATGTTATGTTTCCTACAATAGTCTATATCAACAGTATCGTAGCCTACACCCATACGGGCGATTATCTTTAAATTAGGAATCGTTTTTAATACTTCCTCATTATAGATTTCAATTCCCGCAATAATCCCTTCGGCCTCATCTCTAGTCCCAAATTCTTCTATCATGCGAGCATCTTTTAGCATGTTTAACGCTGTTTCATCGTACTTAGCGAAAGACTCGTCACCTACAAAAATTCTCATAACTGCCCTTTCATAATCTCGATAACCTTTTCTCTATCTTCCGGCGTGTCCACACTAATGCTATCATGCTCCGTGTATTTCATGTCTACCACATAATCGTTCTCCAATAATCTGTTAAGCCCTATTCCTTCCGTATTTTCCAGCGGTGAAGAATCTAAATCGTGATAAATATCTAAAGCAACTTCCGAAAAAGCGTAAACACCTATTTGTTTATATACTGTTTTAATATTAATACCACCCCGCATAGTACTAACATCACAGTACGGTAAAGAAAACCTAGAAAAATACATAGCTCTACCCAACTTACTTACTACAACTTTAACTGCATTGGGGTCATTTATATCTGTAGTCGCCTCGGTATAAAAATTGATACAATCATCAGAATAATCTACATTTAAAGTTTCTACATTAAACAAAGGCTCGTCACCCTGAATTATGATATAGCGATCTGCGCCCTGCCCGCTAGACTCTAATTGCTGTGACGCCTCCCACGCCCTATCCAAGCAATCCGTACAGTCGGGTGATG